CCACATTGTATAGGTCAAACAAGCCTCCGGAACACAGCAATACCTCGTATTTCAACCCAATACAACCTGACATTGAGACTGTCCATTGGGTCTGCATGCGCAAAAACATCATGACAGCCTCCCAATTTTCTTCCCATACCTCAAAATCTACATCTTCAGGCTCTTCACTGCTTTGAGGCAGTTTCAAACCAAAGACTGCAGCATCATCATTAGTTTTATCTTCTACTCGCTTGCCGCCACTAACCCAATAGATGGCGGCCTTCTTTAGTTTCCCGATTCTGCATCCGCATAAGTTTTGGTGTAGCTAGCCAAAACAGCTTTCAACCAATCAACATCATCAGCAAACAGTTCAAGCTCATCTGATGAGAAAGGCACAGGCTTGCCATCTTCATCCTCTATACCTTCCCAGCCAACAAGAACTTTTTTTACTAGAGGCAATCCAGAGTCATCTCCCATCTTTTCGATTTCAGAGATCTTGACTCTTTTGAATACCGCTGTAAATTCAAATTTGTCGAATTCACCAGGGCGATCAGAACTAGGCTCCTGAACTTCAACAGGCCACTTAAAAGTTTTGACCTTTTTGCGAACAAATGCCATTAGGTAATCGTATAAGCCTGTTCAGCATACACAAAAAAAGGGAGCCCGCCAAGGCTCCCCTCCAACCCAGACCTAAAGTCTAGGTGTATACAAGCTCCACTTCATCGTTTCCAGTCGTACTTGGAATGGCTGTGAAAGGAATCTCCAACATCGCAATACCGTCAAGGTCTCCGTAAGAGACATCGGCGATATCGGCTCGTGCAGAGTCGACTTTTACAATGTTTCCAGCAGTAGTGCCGTGGGTGAACTCGATGATCCCCAAGCTGTCTGCTAAGGCAGTAGCGAAATAGTCCTTAGTTGACAAAGCAACTGCCTCAATAGTGAGGTTGCCTGTTACATTCCTGTTGGTCAGAAGCACTTCGCCAGTACCACCTACAAGCTCTCGATAGACAATTTCATTGCCAATCTCAAGCGAATAATTTGACAACTTTGCAGTCGTCAAACCCATCACATTGAGACCAGTAGTGTTGCCTTTCTTGAAAATTAGAGGTGAGGCCTGTGCAGCATAAGTAACTGAAGGCTGAGCACTGTCATCTGGTGCAACGTAAATCCCAGTCATCGTAAAATCGATACTTGGAATTTCACCTACGTCACCTGTAATAGTGAAAGTTCCCCTTGCTCCAGTTACCTTGTGCCGGACTCCATCCAAGTTGTAATGGATGGTGACCGAATCAAAGCTCGCGCTGACAGGGTCATACGTAACGCTAGTGTTTGCAACGATTGTCTCGCTAAAACCACAAGCCTTTAGAGCTTTGCCATAGCGAGGCGCAGTTCCAGCCGTGCCGGAACCGGCAAGCTCAACACTGAAAGTGCATTCAACACGAGTGTTGGCCAATAGCTGCTCAGACGCGCCCAAATACGGACGAATCAAATCACGACTAACAATGTCGCTTTGAAGAGGAACGATGCTCAGATCGCGAACCAGTACGGCGTCTGCACCGTCAGGACTAGCGTCAGTCCCGTAAGTGCTTTCCTCCTCGATCAGAATCAGGCGTTTGCGTGTTAGCAGTGCCATCGTTTTGTTCCTGAGATGAAGTTGATGAAGACGGTCGCCTAATCAGAGTGCGCTCGCCAGTTTCTGGATCCAGCAGGTAAGTGCCGCCTTCTCCAGTACGTTCATTGGTCATGGTAAATGGAAAGGGGTGTTAGGTTCACGATACGCCTTGCAAGTTACTGAGTCAGATCGTCGACTTCTGTTCGGTATCGAATCTCGTACTCATTTGAGATGATGCCTAATGGCTGGTCTGCCTCAATGAATTCAAATTCAGTTCTGAAAGGCCTTACATCAATGGCATATCCGCCAACAGTCAAGTCGGACATGATCTTGCTGTGAAGAGACTCGACAGTGTCATCAGCTGCTTGATCAGGGACAGCTGCGATCTCAATCACTGAAATCCGAACTCGCAAAGTCCAATCCAGAGTCGGAAGGCTTGTATTTTGCTCAGCGTCGTCTCTGATGGGCTCAATGACAATTGCTGGAGATTCCCCACGACTGAGAGGCTCAACCCGGCTTCTATAAATCCTGGGGCCAACACCACTGGTGTTGGCCAAAGTCGTTTTGATGGTGGCAAGAATGTTTTCCCGCTTAGTGGTCATGAATCAGCATCCATCAAGTCTTCATCAACATTATGCGCATGATCTTGCCATCATCTAGCAGCATCGGCTCTCTAACGGTGTAAGCGACCCCGTCTACAGTCATTGAATCGTTGCTTGTAACGGCTGAAAAGTCAGAAGTCTTGACCACCACTGCATAATCAGTCGTCAAGACGACCCCATCAGCAATGATCTCGTTTGGTGATTCAAAGTACCCAACTCCAGTAGTGGAGCCAAAAACTACTGGCACAGTGAATCCCGGTGTATCAAAAAAAGCGTCGAGATCTTCAGTGAACGAAAGTGCCATATAAAAAACCCCCGGATAACCGGGGGCATGAGTCAAAATCAGTTGTACTTCTTGCGTCCCAATGCGGTGACGCTTACAGCTCCAGCGCCTGTACCACCAGCAACAGTGATGACAGCACGGGCATAACGCTTGATCTCATCGGTGTTAACGGTGAGAGTTTCCACGAGAGCTGTGTTGGCGGTCGTTGTGGTGAAAGCTGCGTCAGTTACATCAGCAAAAGTGCTGTTGTCAGCAGAATCTTGAACCTTGACTGCATAGGTGATGCCTGAGCCGCCAGCTTCAGCATCCAAAATCAAAGTGATGTCACCTTCATAATCCAGAAGGTCAACCCCTGTTTCGTTGCCAGTAGCAGTGACAACGTCATTAGGGGCAAAAGACAAGACGGTCAAAGTCCGTCGAGTGTTGCCGATGCTCATTCTTTAGTCCTCTTGCGAGTGGTGGGCTTTTTAGGTGGGCAAGAAGGTGCCTCTTCCTGTGCAGGAGGTTTGGCTGGGCAAGCAACCGCCTCCTGTAGATGCTCAACAGCTTTGCCAAGACCGATAAGGGTCACGGCCGCACTGTTTTCGACTTCCAAGATGGAGCCCGCGTCAGCAGGCTCCCCGGAAATCATTACTGGCCTCAGAATTTCAACTTTCATGAGTCAGAACGATGAGATCTACCTGAATCAGGTAGCGAAACAGAATGCACCAGGCTGCTTGACAGCAAAGTCAACATCTTGCAGAGCAATGATGCGAACAGTGCCGGCAGTTGCGCCTGCGAACGGATCAACGGTCAAATCCAGACCAGACCACATGGCCATGATCAGCTGAGAGAAGTCACCAAACAGCGCGTCGTTGTTGGCGAGCTGGTTAGAGACCGTTACGGGGTAACCGTTGATCTCATCGTTCTCGTAAACGAATTGAGCTGTTCCGCTTGCCTTCTCAGTGCTCTTCAGAGCGCCACGGGCAGAAGCGTTAATGATGTAACGCAAAGCGCCAGCATCAGCATTTGCAACAGCAACATCGGTTTCCATGCCGATGTACTCGGCAAAGGTGCCAAAGGTGGTCAATGACTGAGTGCCAATGCCAGTGGTGTTAATGATGCCGAGAGGCTGGTTAGAAGAACCAGAACCATTTAGGCCAACACGATCCAACTCAAGAGCCAAGACCTGGGCAAGGTCATTGCGGACCATTTGCTCAATGTCGATGCTCGACTGGAGCAGCAGCTTGCGGGAATAATCCACGAAAGCACCACAAGTCTTAGGCGAAAGATTCACCTGCTCGATGGTTTGCTGAGACTCAGTAGGAGAAGAACCCTCGCCAACCCAGTAGGCAGTTGCAGCAGCAGATTGCTTAGGGATTGAGATGTTGCCGTTGATGCCACTCAGGGTGGTCATGCCAGCACCAGCCAATGCAAGCTTGTTGCGCAGCAGGTCAATGAAAGAGCCACTCAGCAGCACGTCCTCAACGAGGTTGCCGCCAGCAGTTGCAGTACCAACGTTCAAGTCACGACGCAGCACCTCATTAGGAACCACGATGCCGTTAGAGGAGCGGTCGTACTGCTTAGCAGCAGCGGCACCAACTTCGATCTCAAACTCGGCTTCACGACGCGCAGATGCATCTCCAGGAGATGACAGATAGTTCAGCGCACGAACGAAGCTGAAGCGCTTGACTTCTTTCTGGGAGAGACCGACATCATTAGATGTGACATCGGCAGAACGGATGGGCTGTTCCACTTGGCGAGTTCCGAGTTTTTCAAGAATGGCAGCACGAGCTTCATCAAGGGAGTTGTCTCCATCGATAAGTTCTTGTGCCAGGTCGGCCATACGGTGCTGAGCACCAAGGGCGTTGATAGAGGCGACGCGGTCTTTTTCGGCTTTCTTAGCCTCCGACCGAATCACCTCCAAGTTTGGAGCTTGATCTTCCATAACAGGAGTGGGTGTAGATGCGGTCGTGACCGCTGAGCGAGTTTCCTGTTCTTCAACAGGAGCTTCGCTTGCAATAATAGTGTCTTCAGGTTGAGAAGATTCAGGCATAGTGGGCTCCTTTGAAAGAAGGGAACGTCCAATCCCAATTGTGGGATCAGCTGGAATTGAGACCAAGCTCAACTCGTGAGGAGTCCAGCTAGTAGCAAGAACTCCTTCTTCTCTTTCCTCTACTTCGTCGATTGAATAACCAAACGAAATACCTCTCAAGATGCCGTCTTTAACGTCATCTAAATACTGTTTGGCGAAATCAGAGCGCGAAAAGCGGATTTTTGCGTAAGCACGCTTTTCATCCTCGTCAAGATAAGCCCGTTCTACAACACCCAAGACTTTGTCTGGATTGTGGTTGAACAGGAATGGAGCACCATCATTCAGGCGCATAAAGTTTGGTGCCTTGCTCTCATGGCTAAGCACTTCTGAACCGAAATACCGTGAAACCGGATATTCGGAACTGAAAGGAAACTCAAAGGTTCGCTCGTCGATCGTGCGAATTTGAGTGGCCTCAGTACGTTGCATGCGCTCACCGACTACTGAACGCTGCTCTTCAGGCTGCTCATCTCGGATTGCAGCAATTTTCGTCAAGGCACTGAATCGATGCCCGGCGAAAATATCAGTTTCTTCTCTGTCACGGTAAATAGCGATGAGAGCTGCTGGATCCTCTTCCGTGCCATTGATCTCAAAAGAGCTTCCAGGCACATCGATTGTGCCGTTTCGCTCTACTCGTGTGATTTTTCCGCGTGCTCGACCCCCTGGAGTGTTCCAAGAAACAAAGTCGCCTCTTGTCAGTGCATCTGGCTCAGCTCTTCCCTCCGCCAAAGGGAGAGGTTCAATCTTGGTCAGAGTGCTAAAGCGATGACCCACCCGTGTTTCGGTTTTGATGTAGCCACCGTCTGGATCAAGACGGTAGACACAAATCAAGGCAGCAGGATCATCTGCGGTGCCATTAATAGTGAAAGATGAATCTGGAACATCGATGCTGCCATCGCGTTCAATCTCCTCAATCAACCCTCTGGCACGACCACCTGATGAGTTCCAAGAGACATAGTCTCCTATTTTTAGAGCGTCAGGTGCCGCCCTTTCTTGTTCTTGCTCCATAGGGTCCAAGAGTTCTTCCCCATTATTGCTAATAAGTTGTCTACCTTCTCGTGCTTTCTTGATTCGCTTTGAACGAGCATCTGACCAAGACTTGCCAGCGTCACCGCCCCAAGCTGCCCATGCAACCCTGCCATTACTCGGATAGCCATCTTCACCAGGGCTAAAGCCCTTGCCCTGCTTGTCTACTTCGTGCCTCGCGAACCAAGCCGACATGGTCACAACAGTGTCTGCGCTTAGCTCATTACCGCTCAAAATCTGACTGGCTCTGGTGCGAGCAACATCAGTACCGCCACCTTCACCATCAGATTTCCAGTCTCTATATCGCTGAGCTTCAGTCCTCATACCCTCGTTCGGCATGAGGTCAATCTCAACTCCGTTTACGTTTGCCATTGCTCCGCTCTCGGGTGGGCTGTGGTTCTTCTGATTCAAGCAACTCAAGCTGTGTGCCTTCGTCTGTCAAGTCCAAATCCTTGTCGAGCTTGATACCTGCATCAGAAGCGAACTGCTGCTCTCTTGCTAGTGCAGTGATCGTCTCGTCATAATCACCGCCGCTATAAGACGAAATGACATCAGCTTTGCTCAAGTAGCCAGCTTGTTCTGCTTCACGGAAAGCCTTGACTTCCTTCAGCGGATCAACCCAACTCCAACCTCTTGGCATCCACTTTGCTTGGTTGTAACGAGTGGGACGCAGCTCAAAGTCAGGGAAAGGCAGTTCTCCCGACAAAACTGCAAGATTCAGCCACTCCTTAAACACCCGTCGGTGAAGGCTGTCGATCAAGTATTTCTGCACCACTCTCCAATGCTCACGATCCTCGAGAAGAGAAAGCCTTGAACTGCTGTAGTTCGTGTCACTAAAGTCACGACTCAAGGTTTCGTATGAACATCCAAAACCAGATGCAAATCGTCGCACCTTGTTCTTGACGAACATCTCGAACTGTTGATCTGGCGAGTCAATATCGGGGACTGATACAGATTCTCCGGGTGAAAGGTACTTAAAAGTACCAGGCTCAAATTCACTAATGCGCTGGTTGTTCTCAACGTCATCAGCGATAAGTTCACCCTCATTATTCGTGATGAAACCCATGATGCTCGCACCTGCACGAGCACGAATGACTGCAGCTTCCTCGTAACCCTGCAGTTGGTGGGCATCAGCCATCACACTATGGAACCAAGGCACCCCACGGTTCTGTCCTGGACGATCAGGCATATACAAGTGGATTACATCGTCCGCAGACAAGAAAATGTGCTTTACACCTGCTGATGGATGACCACCAATAAAGTTGTCGCCTGGATGCCTCGTAAGAATTGCATATCGGACAGGCCGTCCCCACTCATCAACTTCAACACCGTTCCTCCACTCATTAGCCGCATTCACCTTTGATCCGCTGTAATCCTCGTCAAGCAAATCACTCTCAAGCATTTGCAATGCTATTGGGACCATTGAATCCCCAAAAGCACGCCTAACAATTCTGAAAATAGCCTCGCCAGATTCACACATAGCTCCTACAGCCAACCACTCAAATTCGTGGAATGTGTTCTTGCCAGCGCAGTCACAACTATCGGCCTGAGACCATTCTCTCCACTTAGACTCAATAGCCTGATTAATTCTGTTATCTCGCTTATTCCCACGCAACTGCAAAACCTGCGACTGCAATTTAATACCACTGCCTACAACATTGATTTGTGTTGTCCGCTTTGCCTGCCTTGCATATGGGTTGTTTCGCACCATCTCACGCGAACGATCACGCAAGCGGCGCAAACTGCCTTTGATCTCAGCGTCAGCACTCGACTGACTGGTCATCCAGTCAGATGTCAGTCGCGACACCATTGCACCGTTATATCCACGGCGCAAGGTTCGTGGGTTGGGCTTGCCAAAACCCAGAAAATTCATGACGCTTGTGCGAATACCCATGATCAGTTGAACCTCACGAACATGTTGCGGGGATTACCAAGGCCATTGGCCATCATCTCGGCTTGC